ACCTGGGTACTCCGTTATTGGACTTGCTAGTTTGATGGGATTCCTTCTAAAATCATCTGGTTTTTGCCTTGCCCTTCGGGATCCCTGATTCTCGCCTGGGCTTCGCCCATTTGCTCGTAAACACGTCCTAGGACTTTGACTGCCGGACCGGCTTCGCCGGGCCGTGGTGTCTGAGTTACTGTAAACTAGCTTTTTTTAAGTTTTTTTTAACTTTGCCTATATAAGGTGGGCTCTGCCAGCGTGTGAAACCACGATGCCAGTTCTTGCGTATGTTGCCACGCTTAACAATTACACCCCTGAGGATGTTGCTTGGTTGCGTACGATTAATGCTAAGCTAAATTATCTCATTGTGGGCCATGAGGTGGGGGAGAATGGGACTCCTCACCTTCAGATTTATTTCCAGCTTGCTAACCAAGCTAAGTTAACCACAATAAAGAGGTGGGGTGGGCCGTGGGAGCGCATGCATTTTGAGGCGGCTAGGGCGCAATCAGATCTGTATGAGCATGAGTTAGCAGGAGATTTCCATGCGCCCTATTCAGCTCGTGGATATTCCATGAAGGATGGAAATTTCTTTGAGCTTGGCGAGTGCAGAAGCATGGGTAAGAAAGGTGCTCGCAGTGATCTCAATGCAGTGAAAGAGGCGATTGCAAAGGGCGATACATATGACACAATCTGTGATGAACATTTCAATGTTGCTTCCCGCTGTAGCAAGTTTATTAAGGAGCGGGTACAGGCGCGGGAGTCTGGACAGCAGCAGGACTCATTGCGAGAGCTATACGCCTCTGCTGTGATGAGGCCGTGGCAGCAGCTGCTGCTCGACGTGGTGGAGGAGGAGGCTTGCCCGCGCAAGATCCACTGGTTGTGGGAGAGGGCTGGGAATGTGGGGAAGAGTTGGATGGCCAACTATCTGGGGGCGATGAAGGGGGCTACGATTCTCTCTTCGGGGAAGAAAGTAGACTTGGCGTATATCTATGCCCAGAAGCCAACCAAGATTGTTTTGTTCGATCTGAGCCGCACGAACGAAGCTTCGGAGGAGCGCAAGCATCTGCTGGATGGGATCTATTCGCTAGCGGAGGACTTGAAGAATGGGAGAGTGGTCTCAACGAAGTACGAGTCCAAGACCGTGTTCTTCCCGCCGCCACATGTGATTTTCTTCGCAAATTTTGAGCCCGATATGTCGAAGTGGTCCGCGGACCGCTACTTCATTACGGAGTTGCATTAAACATCCTTGTAGTAAAGTTTGCCTTCATAGGCGAGTGATGCGACTGTGTCTGTAGTTAGAGTAGAGTACTGTTCATATGGGATAGCCCACATAAGAATAGGATTGTTGACAATCTGACTAGCTCCCGCTGAGTCGAATATAATGTCGCGGGACTTCTTAGACCTGATCCAGATCTTGATGATTTTGGTCTGTTCTTTCAAACCGGTGCCTCCGACACCGCTCCAAGATTGATTACTGGATCTATAGATTTTGTCGTAGAGGAATTTGATTCCACGATCAGAATCCGCGTTCATTAGCATCTTGTTACCGTTATTACCAAGTTGAAGAGTAGTCTCGAAAGGCTCGACGTTAGCTACGCCAGTGGCTGTTCCATTGATTGCCTTGGGAACACGGGCAATGATAAGCCGGACCATAGTGTTGGGCCTGTCATTCTTAGATGCCAAATAGATCTTGAGTGCCATACCGCGAGGAGTTATACGGTCGCCGATACGGTTGGATGAACCGGTACCCTTGGGGATGTCGGCCCAGATATTAAAAATGTTCGTGAAGCTGCCCATGACAGGAATAAGTGCAGTGCCTGCGTTTCGCCCTATGTTGTGATTGAGCTGAATGTTCTCCTCCGCGAAGTGATAGGTCTTCGTCTCTACCTTCTTCATCAGAACTTGAGTGACACGAGCTTTGAAAGTTTTCCGACCCCTCCGAGTGAACTTCCCACGAGTCCTCCTCGAACGGCGGGACTTGCGGAACTTCCTCTTGAATGCCATTGTCCATAGAATGATTGGGAGAGTTGAATTTAGCTTTTATAGTGGGATGGTACCCGGTACCCAGGTGGGGGGTAATACTGGACCCCCACCTGGGTACTCCGTTATTGGACTTGCTAGTTTGATGGGATTCCTTCTAAAATCATCTGGTTTTTGCCTTGCCCTTCGGGATCCCTGATTCTCGCCTGGGCTTCGCCCATTTGCTCGTAAACACGTC